ACCTATGGCTTGAACATACCTATCTTCTTTATCTCTATGCCATACTAATTCAAATGATGAAGTACTACTAGAGAACTCTCTTATAACATAACCTTCTTCTGTAATTTCAGAGTAAGGTCTACCAGTATCCTGAGAAGTTTGATGATCCACCTAATGATTTCCAATAACGGCCTATATTACAAGACCAATAACCTGCTTTTGTTTTATCTTTTTTAGTAGCACATTTATGACGTGCTGCAAATGATGCTCTTGCACCTTTCTTTTTAAACTTAACTGAAAGGCCAGTATCTCCAAAAGATACTTTTTTTACATTTCCTTTCTTTGACTTAACGTAGACGTAGAATTTTTTACTTCCACCTCTTTTAGGTTTGTTAAGAGCAACCTTTTTACCTCTGTATTCAGCTTCGGGTATGTAATCAACTGACGCTTTAAGCATTTCAAAACCATTATAGTCGAAACTTTCGTTTTGTATTGAAACTGCTTTTCTTAATTTGTCCATGTTTATGTTACCCCCTATTGACTCTACTAGTTCTTTGATCATATCAAAGTCTATCATCTCGTCTATAGAAGCTGCTTCGTCGATTAGGTCTTCATTTTCGATCATTTCATCGATAACGTTACCTATTTCGAACAGAGGATTGTAATTAGAAGATACCATTGGTAAGTCTAATGGTACTTTAAGTCCATTATAGTCACCGTACTCTCCTATATCTGTTGTTTCTAAAAGCTCTCTATCTACTTCATCCAACTCGATAGCTCCGTCTCTAAGAGCTTCTCTCGCTTCAGCAAATAAACTTATAAAGCTATCACTAGAATAACGGTAGACATGCTCATGTAAAGAGAGTCCTTTGTGAATATGATACTGTAGTGATGGATATCCTATAATGTCTTTTAGTTTAATCATAATTATTTCATTTCTGGATGAAAGAGTAGTTTAATTACTTTAGCATCTTTTGAGACTAACTTACCGTCTATCTCTACTTCGATAGGGTATGGCTTAAATTCATCAGCCCAATATGCTATAGTATAACTCTTATCCTTATTGTTAGTTACTAACAGTCCTCTATTGTACTTATCTTCTTCAGCTTGAAGAACCATCTGTTTGTCGATAGGAAGAATTACATCGCCTAGTAACTTTACATTACCTTCCTCGTAACCTTCTCCGTGGCCGTCTTCTTTAAGTAAAATATCTGTTAACTTCATAAGTTAAAATCTTTTCTATAAAATTTACCTAGAATATTATCATTAATATAATTATTTCTAGAGTCTAGTACTTCATTTATAAATAGGTGCTTACATTCAAAATATGTTAGCTGCTTCTTATTAGGTACATACTGTAGTATTTTTTTAGAAAAAGCAGTTGGGCCATCAATTTTTAATAATTCTTTTATTTTAAGATGAGAACCAAAATAAGATATCCAATCTGATTCTGTTATTATTTTTTGTTTAGCTGGAGGTCTTCCTCCAATTCCTTTTGCTTTTCTTTCTAATCTTAAAGCCTCTAGAGCTCTTTTACCTAATCTTTTATTTCTTTCAAAAAACAAAACTTTTTTTCCAATATACTTTTGTTTAGTACTTAGGTGAGTTACTTCATAAATAAATCCATAAGTTCCTTCTGGCATATCGGATATTTCGGTAACTAATTTACCGTCGTAAGTCCAAATTGGTTCTGTCATAATTTAAATATCTAATTTAACTTGTATAGCTAATTCTGTATTAGATGGTTTGGTCAGAGGTTGACCAAGTTTGCAAACAGCTATTAATTCTTGAGCATCATTATAAAGCCCTACTGATGTAATATACGGATTAAAATTCGAACCAGAAACATTATCTTTAAGAATATTATTTGATCCTGTTAAAGCTGTTTTATTTTGTGTGTGGTTGAATTCGTAATCAGAAATTTTACAGTGATAGTTGTATGTGTATATGGGTTGGTTAGATTTAAATTCTATTGAGTCTGCCTTCTTACTATTGAAATGAGATACAACATCGCTATTTGTAAGTACTGCTATACCGTGTGAGTAGAATATATTTCCAACATTAGTGTTATAGTTAGATGCAGATAACACTAGATCTCCTTCGCCGTTATCTATAATAGGTAGACGGCCTCCAAAGTAAGTTGTTCCAGCTTGATCAGCTATAATTTTAAACGAGTTAGGTTCTATGTGAGTTCCTACTATATCTCTAGGTAAAGAATAAACATGAGCTGTATTTTTTAAATATCTAGAGCCTGAAATATCACTCCCTTCTATTTTAGTAAAGCTTGACTGTTCGTAGTTATCAAAAAATTTAGAAGCTGAATAGTCTGAGGTAGGTATAGAGTTGCTACCGGTTGATTGGTTGAAAAGGTTTGGTTCTAATATAGATCCGTTTGTGCTATTGTAGTTTGAATAGTATAACTGGTATATGCTTTTATATACAATTTCTTTATAGTACTCTCCTTGATTGTTGATTCCGCTTTCAGTAGGACCGTAAGTTGTACCGTCTAGATATACAGCACCAGAGCTTGATTCAGCAGCTAGAGTTTGTATATTATATGAATTAAAGATGCTACCGGAAATATTCCAGCTTTTCTTAGCTACATACGTTGATACAAACGCATCTGTTGATTTTAATTTTTTGAATGCACTCATTCATTAATAATCTAATTTGATTCTAACTAGCGCTTCTTTTGTGAAGTCTTTTAATAGGGGTGTAGATAATTTAGCGACTGCTAGTAAATCATTACTGTCGTTGTAAAGTCCAACTTGTGTTATATACCCTTGAGGGTTATCAATCATTACACTGTGTCTCAATTCTCCTGAGCCAGTAATGTTTGATGGGTTAGTTGAGTAATTAAATTCACTGTTTCTAGCTCTTACAAAAATAAAGTTAGAAGATAAAGTTTCATCTGCTCTCAGTTTAAAAGATGAACCTGACTCAATTGAAAAGAAAAGATCTCTCTTATTATCGTTAAGTGTTGTAAAAGTTGTACTAGTACCTGATGTTTCATTCAGAGATTGTAGTACGCTTGAACTATCTAGGAGTGCAGCGTCTAGTGCTATTATTCCAACATCAGGATATAATTTTCCGTATTCAATTGCATTACTTGTGACTACTCCTTCTGATCCAGAATAAATACTATAAACTCTACCAGCATCCGTAAATGTATCAGTAGAACTTGATCTACTGTTATCAGTTAGAGTTAAAGAGGTTGTTGAATTTTGTAATTTTAATGATAAAGTGCCAGGTAATATTTTCTCTTTAAACCTAGATCTCTGTAAAGATATAAAGTATACACTATTAGGTGATCTTGTTTCACTTCCAGATATAAATGTAAAGTCTGTATCTTCATCACCGTTTAAAAGTGTTCTGTATTGTCCATATACGGTAGAAGAATATCCCTTACCGTTTTCACCTGTATCGTATAATGCTGACCCGCTTCCTACTTTATTTCCGTACGCTATAGCAAACTGTATTTCTTGTGCAGCTGTTGAAGAGTTATAAACATGGTAATAGTATTTACCAGAGTTAGCTGCTTCTTGAGTACTACTTGTAAAGAAAGTTGATAGTGTAGTTAGATTATTTGTCCATGCTGGTGTAGTAATTGAATCTGCACTTACTACTATATCGTCTTGATCGAATCTTCTATATGACATAATCTTAATTATTTACTTTTGTTATTGTGATAGGAATAGTTACTCTAGCTCCACTGTCTCTACCTATTAAGGTCACTGTAGTTTGTAAAGTTGTTCTAGTAGTTCCAAATAAAGTATTCACTGTAGTTGCTGTCAAGTTAATTGACGTTCCTATTACTGTTTTAGAAACATTAGTTCCAATAGTTGAAGTTGTATTTAACTTTTCTGCTTCTTCAGAATTAACTCCTACTCCAGTAAAGTTAGATAATACTCTAGTATCAGCTACTGTTGCTGTATACCCTCCTGCTTCGAAAGTAGAAGTAGCTCCTAAATAGTTTAATGTTTGAGGAGTAATCGCTAATGATGCTCCTTGTCGTAAACTTATAGATGCATATCCTGCTTCTAGTAAAGGTAGTTTAGATGTACCTCTTGGTAGAGTAGCAAGTTTGTATTTCATAACTTGAGTTTCATCTGGAAATGCTTCTAAGAGCGGCATGTTTTCAATTGCTTGTCCATAAAAAGCTGAACCTGAAGCATGATCTGGATTATATAGAGTGTAGTCTATTTCATCGTCTGCTAAAGCAAATTGTGTTATCTTAAAGGTTCCGTCTCCTTTTGCAAGAAGCTCTCTCCCTTTTTTTGTTAGAATTGCGTCGACTGTTACGACTGCATTGTTTAAATATCCCATTTGATTATGTTTCTTTTATATAAATATATTAAAATAATGTTTTAAGGTACGTTCTTCGATGATGATAGTATAGTTACAAATGTTTTGTTAATTAATGTTGACCTACTATCAGAGAATATTGCATGTGTACCTCTAGTAGCATCTATAATGTCTATTGCATAGCTAGTAGTAGAAGGTATAAACGAACCACTAATATCAATTACATCAGAAGTATTAGGTCTTAATTCTATAGGACCGATTAGTGTGTTATTTGACCCTGTATAGTAATAATAGAAGTCTTGAGTAGCTATAGTTTCTACCATTACATGAAAAACATTATCACCAGAAACTGCTCCTGGATTGGAGCCAGTTGGTTTAGGTTCGTAAAAAGCTTGATAATCTACTAGTTGTATTATATCGTCTGTACTCGGTAAGTAAAGTTTTGACTTAGTTAATCTTTTAAAGTTTTTTCCATCTAGTTCATATATTGGTTGTGCTCCAGGAGGTGTGTCTATTATACTTCCCTGTTGGTAAGCATCTAGACCAGTTCTAACGGTCACATAAGGAGGGTTGAAATAAAATGTTTCTATATCTAAATCAGAATAAGATTGGCTTCTTATATAACTTGAACTTTCTAATAAAGCAAATTTAGCTGCTTCGAATGGTTTGAATGTTAATGCAGGGTCGTTATAGAATAAACTTCCACTATCTAATTTTGTACCATCGTATCTTCCTGAAGTCCAAGTTTTAGAGTATAGGTTTGATTCTTGGAATGAAGCAGTAACAGCTGATCCACTAATTACTGAATCAAGATTAGTAGGTTCGAGTTGACTTGCTCTTTTGTCTAATTCAAATACACCACCGATTGTGCCATCTAAAGAACCAGTACCTTGAATTCTTCTCAGTTGCATTACGTTATTAAAAGCAGCATTATATTCACTAGTTCTAAAGTCTAATTCTTCTGGTTCAGGGTATAAAGTCGTAACAGTACATCCGTAAGAACTATCTGATGGTAGTAAACTCTCACATGGATAATCTGGATCATTAGACATTTCATAGTAGAAAGAGTCTCCTAAATCTATTCCTGGTCTTATTACTGTAAGAGAAGAAGCTCCTATATCTAATGAAGTTAAGTTTGCAATACTATCTATTCTATTTGTACCAGAACAATCTGCGGTACTTATATTAATGGCTCTAATCTTGTCACATTCTCCATCATCAGAAGAAGAGATGTGGTAAAGTATATCTCCGGCAGCTACGTTTAAGTTTTTAAACTCTGATACAGTCTTGTTAGAAATATAATCGCAGTCTGGTCTTTCTTGACCTGGTGCTGGAGGAGTGTCAGATACGCTTGGTGTTACACTCGGTGTATTAGATGGAGTGTTAGAAGGGGTATCAGAAGGAGTATTACTTGGAGTATTACTTGGAGTGTCAGATACGCTTGGAGTATTGCTCGCTGTATTACTTGGTGTATTACTTGGAGTGTCTGATATACTCGGTGTATTGCTCGGTGTATTCGAGGGGGTATTACTTGGTGTATCAGATATACTCGGAGTGTTAGAAGGCGTATTTGAAGGTGTGTTAGAAGGCGTATCAGATATGCTTGGAGTATTACTTGGTGTATTACTTGGTGTATTACTTGGTGTATCAGATATGCTTGGAGTATTACTTGGAGTATTACTTGGAGTATTACTTGGTGTATCAGAAATACTCGGAGTGTTCGAAGGTGTGTTCGAAGGTGTATTACTTGGTGTATCAGAAATACTCGGA